GGTGGCGGTGGCGGAGCAGGCGGCTACCTAGATGGAACCACAACACTGTCTGCTGGTTCATATCTAATTACAGTTGGTGCAGGAGGTCCAGGTGCACCAAAGGTTGGAGATTTCTCTAATAGCAATGGAACAAAAGGCTCAGACTCTTCTATAGGAAATTTAATTATCGCTACTGGCGGAGGTGCTGGTATAACCAATAGCTTTAATAGCATTGCTAATGGTGGTTCTGGTGGTGGTGGTGTTAATGGTGGAACTGGTATGTTTGGAACTGGAATATCTGGACAAGGAAACAACGGGGCTGGTTCTGGAGAATCAGGGGGATTTCCATTTGCTGGTGGTGGCGGTGGAGGGGCTGGCCAGGCTGGACAGGCTGGACAGAGTCGCTTAAATGGTGGAACTGGCGGAAACGGTAAATATTCAACAATTTATCCAACTACATATTATGCAGGCGGTGGAGCTGGAGGTAAAGGAACGAATGATCCAAGCGGCACTCAAACTCCACAAAGCGTTAGCGGAGGTCTTGGTGGTGGAGGAAACTCTGCATTAACAATTGGCTCTGATGGATTTCCTGGAGGAATCAATACTGGCGGTGGTGGTGGTGGTGCAGGAGGCGGATGGTTTTCTCCAAGATATGCAGTTGGCAATGGTGGCAATGGCGGGTCTGGAAGAGTTGCAATTATGTATCTAACCCCTTAATATGATAAACTATATATATGACAATTGCCTCTAATCTGTATGCCGAAAAAGTGTTTGCTGAGCAGCCACTAGCATTATGGGCACTTGACGATACTGCCAATTTTATAAACCTTCTTCCAGCATCAGCTACAAATCCCTCTAATTGGATTAAAACCAATGTTCCAGCTTTTACAATTGACACAACGCTAGATTCTAGCTATCCAATATCAAGTAGTTATGCAATTTCTGCAACTGCAGCTACTCCAACTGGGTCAACTCAAACTGCAACAATATCTTATCCAGCAATTGCTAATTTTAATGAATTAGATCATAATATGGGCACTATTTCGATTGCCTTCTACTTTTCTTCTGGGGATTTAGATATTCAAAATTTAGCTGTTGGCTATGCATATACAGATCCAGATACATTACAGCTAGAGACTGTATTTTCTAACTATACCTATACCCCACCTTCTGTCGGTCAATGGGGATTTGTTGGAGCAACACTTAGTATTCCAAATATAGATGCAACCTTTAGCCCATTTATTTCTATTGTGTATGCAGCTGGGTCATCATTATACAATTTTGAAATTAATGGAATAAGCGTTGGGCAGTGGTCAGAAAGCTTTCAGCCATCTTCTACTGGCATATATCCAGCTGCAATTCCAGCAGAAGTGGCAACATTAGAAACGCTTGGAATAGAGGCAGCCGCATATGGACTACAAGATAAACGGGGATACTATATTGTAAGCGATAAGGTTTTATATGCAAGAAACTCTGGAGTTCCGTTAGTTTACGGTGCCCCAAGCTCTACAAGAATTTATCCAAAATCTGGCCCATCGCTTATTTTTCCTGGCTTTGGATTTATGAATGAGTCTGGCAAATATAGAGAAGCCACAGTAGAATTTTGGCTAAGAGTGGACACAAAAACGCAAGAACCAAGAAGAATTTTCGGTCCAATAGCAAATGCATCCTTAGACGGCCTATACGTTGACGGATCGTTCTTAACTCTAAAACTAGGTAAATATTTTGGCTCACATTTCGTTGGTGAATGGGGTAGGCCAATGCTAATAAATATTAGAATTTCTGAAAAAAGCCTAAGCCTGGTCCTTAATGGAGAAGAGGTAATAACATTAAGTATTAATATCTCAGAAATAGATATCCCAAATAAATTTATTGAAATTGATGAGTCTATTCTTGATCAAGATTGGCTTGGTTTCTATGGATATTCAGATATATCTGTTTATGAAATAGATGCTTTTGGTATTTACCCATACATAGTTCCAGCGATTGTTTCAAAAAGAAGATTTGTTTACGGGCAGGGCGTTGACTTTCCAGAAAACCTAAATACTGCATACAATGGATCTTCAATATTTGTAGACTACTCTTTTGCTGATTATACGAATAACTATAATTATCCAGACATGGGTAGGTGGGATCAGGGTATTGTAGACAATGCCAATACAAATAATAATATTTTAACTACCCCATCTTACTCATTGCCAGTTGTTAAATTTAAAGATTTATCTAAAACATATGATTCTTGGATAGCTGCAAATAATGAAGAAAACACGTCTGACCCAGAATCAAGAGCTTTTATAACTCTTAGACCGTCCAGCGACCCTGACTGGGAAGATGAAGAGGGCTACATTTTATTTGACAGGCTAAACTTTATTGGAGAAGATGTTACCGCATTATATGGTGTATTCCAGCCAATAGAAGATTCAGCAAATGAGCAAACATTGTTTAAAATTGAAAATAATTTAAATGGCAACTACTTCTTAATGTCTATAGAGGGATCAACAATATCATATAAGCTAAAGTATGGGGTTGCTGCACCACAGACAATATATTCTGTAGAAACGGTAGTCCCAGATATTCCGTTTTCTGTTGGTCTAAACATAGATAATTTATCAGCAATTTATGGTGGAAATCTTGCAACATTTTTTGGAAACAAAAATCAGCTTAAGGTTTATGTTGGAGGTAGCACAAATCTTAGCAATACATTTACTGGAAAGATATTTAACATTGGATTTTCTACAGCAAGAAATGCAAGTAAGATATCAACATATTTTAATCAATCTGGAATAGCCTCAATCCCAACAGATGTTTCAGATGTGTTTATGCTCTATTTTGATGACAGCCCTGATGGACAAATTGATTTTACAACGGTTGGTGGATATATAGAGCCATTTACTGGAGACTGGATATCTTTTGAAGGCACAATGGACGGAGGGTTTGCTGATTCATTTGTGTTTGGAAGATTCCAGGACCACATAGCAAGCTACACGTTGCTACCACAAATCTTTATTGGTGAGCTTAAGCTTGAAATAGCAGTAGATTCATATTGGGAAGACTACGTTCCTTTAAGTTATTTTGCCAGCTATATTACAGATATTCGTGACAATAGATATTATGACGTAGATTTTTTGCAGTTTAATATTTCAAACACCAGGCAGTTAGCTGAAAATAGCGGAGCCATTGTTACAGAAAATTCTGTAGTTAGAACATATGTTACATTCCAATATTTGGCTACTGGCTCTAATGCACTATATTCTTCTTTTGCAAACATTCAACCAGTATCTCCAACACATGTTATTACGCCAGGCACCTCATGGATGAACACAAAGTATGAAGTAGTTTCTGGAGATATTATTTATATGCCACCTGGTGCAGACATAAATGATCTATCTATTGGAGTTCATATAGAAATACAACATAACTCCACTATATCTAAACCACTTAGAATAACTAGTTTGCAACTTGCATCACAAGCATTAGACTATGCGTTACCAAATCCAATTGGCACAAGATTTGGCTATGAGATGGTTCCGTATTCAAGAAGCGGTATTTACTTTAACTATAAGGGTAAAAACCCATACTCTATTTATAAGGGCAGTAACCCATATCTTTATATGTCTAAATACAGTGGAATTAAGCTTTGTGGATTAGAAACAGATAGGGGCATATCAATTAGGGTCAATGATGGCCTTGCTGAGGAATATGCAGTTGGTGCTATTCAGATGGCGGTACAGTATCAAGAAGGGTTGTTCCCTACTACCCCAACAGAAATTTTTGAAATACAAAGCTCTAACCTTTATGCCAAGTTTTATCTTGTAGCAGCAAACGAGGCAAGAACAAGAGCCAAGATATATGCACTCAATGTTGGAAACAACACCCCAGTAAGTGGTATTGCCTACTACCTGAACGGCAACTTGTCTAAAGATCTATTTATTGAAAGAGATGCTTGGTCTATCATATCAATTCAGTTTGCCAATGCCCTGATATACACATCAGAAATTGGTGCTATAAGACTAACTGGTCCACTAATGTTTAATAATATTGCTTATTATGAGCTACCTTCTACCCAAACATCGCTAAGCATTGACTATAGAAGGTGGAGCGAACTTTCAGACTTGGCAGATTACTGGGAAGATTTATTGCTAGTTGGCGAGGGATTGTGGCAAGATATTCTTTATATTTCAGTAGAAACTTCATATACTATAGATCCTTCTGTAATTTATAGAGAATATACTGGCACAAATAGAATAACTGTGACCTCTGGAAAGGTTTTAACGTTTGGGTCTTACAAGTATTCTCTTTATACAGACGCAGATTGGCGTTCTTCAGTACTACTACCAGTTTAGTATGGTATAATAGTGGTTATGAATAAGGAAAATTCTAACCAAATTGGTAAATCCAAAGTCACAATTCTAGACAAAAAATACGATTGGGGCGTTTATGTTTGGATCAAAGCCAATGGAAAGCCATTTACTGACGGCAATAATAGCGTTTTAAACATACCTTCTCATCGTGGAGATGAGATTCAGCTTGAGAAATTGCGTCAGGCAGCTGCTCACTATGGACAGGCAGACGGGCATCCAGAATTTTACCCAGGGGTTGCAAGGGTATCCGAAGAGGAATACTCTGAACAACTAGACAGAATGAAGAATGGTCTTATTCCAAACCTAAACGATCTTGGAGCTGTGGCAGCAGCTAAGGCTACTATTGCAAAATATGGAGACGAAGAATAATGTCAGATCAAGAATTTATAATTGGTGCTAGGATAGACGATCCAGGACAGCAAGACGATGTTTTTAAGAAACAGGATCCATTTAACAAATCCTGGGATGACCTAAAGTCCCTTAATGGATTAGACAAGAACTTTAGAAGACGAACAGATAGAATTGCAAAGGCCTATGAAACACAGGTAGTAAACAATGTAAATACTAGGTCAGAAGCATATCTTGACGCAGCATCTGCCAGAAGTGCTGGAACTGACGGTACTGGAACAAAGCAGATTAATCCAGGTACTGTATACAATAACGGCTATGGCCTTTTTGATGTAATTACTCCACCATGGAATCTCTATGAGCTGGCTAATTATTATGACACATCATTTGCCAATCACGCAGCCATTGATGCAAAGGTAGAGAATATTGTTGGTCTTGGCTATGACTTCCACGTTTCTGAAAGAACTCAGCTAAGGCTAGAACAACAGATGGATGACGACCAAAGATCTCGTGCACGTAATAGAATTGAAAGAGCAAAGATTGAGCTTAGGGATTGGATAGAAAATCTAAATGATGATGAATCATTTACAAGCACAATGACCAAATTTTTTACAGACGTGCAGGCAACAGGAAATGGGTATTTGGAAGTAGGAAGAACTACAAGCGGTAGGATTGGATATCTTGGACACATCCCAGCAACAACTATGCGTGTTCGTAGGCTAAAGGATGGATATGTACAGATTATTGGACAAAAGGTTGTATACTTCAGAAACTTTGGAGCAAAGAATCCAAATCCAGTAACTGCTGATCCAAGGCCAAATGAAATTATTCATTATAAGATTTACTCACCACTAAATACATACTATGGAATTCCAGATATTATGTCTGCTATTTCTTCCCTGCAAGGAGATCAGCTAGCTACGCAATACAACATTGACTACTTTAGCAATAAGGCTGTTCCAAGATATGTTGTAACACTTAAGGGTGCAAGGCTCTCAGCAGAAGCAGAGGATAAACTATTTAGATTCTTGCAGACAAATCTTCGTGGTCAGTCACATAGGACACTCTATATTCCACTACCAGGCGACTCAGATACCAATAAGGTAGAGTTTAATATGGAGCCAATTGAAAATGGGGTACAGGAAGCATCATTTAATGAATATCGTATTCGTAATAGAGAGGATATTCTTGTTGCCCACCAGGTACCGCTATCAAAGATTGGTGGTGGCGATAGTGCTTCTATTGCTGCTGCACTTGCTCAGGATAGGACATTTAAGGAGCAGGTTGCAAGACCAGCCCAGAGAAACCTAGAGAAAATGCTCAATAAGATTGTCCGTGAAGAGACAGACATTCTTGAACTAAAGTTTAATGAGCTTACCCTAACAGATGAAATTGCACAATCTCAAATCCTAGAAAGATACGTAAAGACTCAGGTTATGACACCAAATGAGGCACGTAATGTTCTTGGGTTGCCACAAAGACCAGATGGGGACGATCCATTCGTAATGTCGCCAAGACAGCTAACGGATGCTCGTGCTAATTTGGCAGGAAATAGACAAAGAGAGGCTGAAAGAACAAACAACAATTCAGATAGCCCATCTACTATTTCTGGTAGAAACGCACAGGGAGAGGGTCCTTCTTCCGAATAATCTTTCAAAAAATGTTATAATATTGTTAGATTATTCGAAAAAGGGTATATAATAAACTCGTA